GTATTCTCATCGAAGGAATTGAGAATATTTGTAAAGTAATTAATGAAAGAGTGGGTAAAAAGTTAAGATCCATTGACGTTTTGGACATTTGTAATATTATTGGTTCTGTCGTTGTGGCAGGAAATGTTCGACGTTCTGCCGAAATTGCAGTCGGTGATCCTGATGATTATCTTTATCTTCGTGCGAAGAGATGGGATCTTGGCAATGTTCCCAACTGGCGAGCAATGTCCAACAATACAATCTATGCAGATTCATACGACCACATCAGTGATGCGGTATGGAAAGGGTATGATGGCGGAGGAGAGCCGTATGGTTTCTTCAACCTTCCCCTTGCCCAAAAGACGGGTAGATTGGGCGAAAAGAAGAAGGATAGATGTGAGATCATCAATCCCTGTGCAGAGATTCTTTTAGAGTCGCATGAGTGTTGTAACCTCTCTGAGATTTATTTGAACAATGTAGANTCAAAGAAGGAACTTAAAGAGTGTGCAAAACTTCTNTACAAGACACAAAAAGCAATCTGTGCATTGCCCTTTATTCATAAAAAGACAGAGGATGTTGTGCATAAGAATATGCGCATTGGTGTTGGTATTACGGGCATATGTCAATCGATGGATAAGTTGCATTGGTTAGAAGATTGCTACGAATCCCTCCGTGACTTTGATGTGCAATGGTCAGAGAAGATGGGTTACCCTGAATCTGTAAGATTAACTACTGTAAAGCCGTCAGGGACGCTCTCCTTGCTTTCTGGAAGCACTCCCGGTGTTCATCCGGCGTATGCAAAATATTATATTCGCAGAGTAAGGATGTCGAGTGATGATGCGCTTGTAGATGTTTGTAGAAGCGCAAATTATCCAGTAGACTATGTGAAGAGGTTTGATGGTACAGATGACCGTAGCACTATGGTTGTAGAGTTTCCCTGTCATATTAATGGAAGCACACTTCTTGCAGAGGAAATGACAGCGATTAAACAACTGGAATTGGTGAAGGAACTTCAGACAAAATGGTCCGACAATTCTGTATCTGTTACGGTTTATTATCGTTTAGAGGAGTTGGACGAGATCAAAGAGTGGATGAAAGATAATTATGAGAAATCGTTAAAGACTGTAAGTTTCTTACTTCATAACGATCATGGTTTTGACCAAGCACCATATGAGCAGATAACGCAGGAGCAGTATGAAAAGAGAACTTCTCGTCTGAAAGAGATTGAATCTATGCAATCTGGTGATATTTTGGAGGGTGTGGAGTGCGATGCCGGTGCTTGCCCTGTTAGGTAAAAAATATAAATTTTTATTTGACACCCCCTATTCTTTTGGTAGAATAGGGTCTTTATATTTAAACGGAGTAAACCCGTTTTCTATATAAAGACACATTAAGTTTTTATTATGTGCATGTCGCACAAAAGCCCTTTAGTCAGGGTTAATTCTATTAAAAGGAGAAATAAATATGGCTAATTCGAAAGAGTGTTGTGTTGGTGGAGATGACTGCGTTACCCGCACGTTGGGTAAGGTCGGCATCAATCGTAGTATGCTAATCACATTGGCACTTGTTCCATTCTCATGGAAGGGTGTTGTTTGGTTTGGTACTGCAATTCATGATCTTTGGAATGCTGCTACTAATGCAGTTGGACAGTGAACCTCTTTTGAGGAGATAATCTCATGAAAGTACATTCACTAAAATGTAACAAATGGCTCATTGCCGCATTAGCAATTGCTGGTGCAGCAGTTCTTACTACCGCAGTGGTAGCAGACGAGTCGTACGACGAATTGCAAACTAGACTGGACGTAGCAGAAGCCAAGATCGCTTCACTCACAGCACCCAGCAAAATGGACATTCAACGAGCAGAAGCCATGAAGGTACTGGTCAAAGATGTTCTCGCTGATGCTGATTATAGAACAATGATGCAAGGACAGGCGGAAAAGAATCCTGTTACGGTCAATGTTCACGGTTTTGCACAATTCCGTTGGTCTTACAATGACACCAAGATGACTGGTGTTGACGAGACTCACGGCTTTAGTGTTCCTCGCGCCCGTCTTATCCTTGAAGGTGACATCTATGATTGGTCATATAGGGTAAGTGGTCAGTGGAACGATGGTGGTGCATTTGATCTCAAAGATGCATACGCCGATTGGAATGGATTCCGATTTGGTCAGTTCAAGTCCCCGTTCATGCGGGAAGTTCTGACTGCACAGGTTGACACTCTCGCAGCAGAGCGTTCAATCGTTGCACATGAGTTTGGTCAGGGTCGTAGTCAAGGTATCCAGTATGGACATGACTTCGGCAGTGGTTTCAAAGTCACTGGTGCATACACTGATGGGTTCAACAGTGCCAATGGTGCTGGGGTTCAAAATGGTTACGCATTGACCGGTCGCGTTGACTGGGATGCTGCTAATTGGCTTGACGTAGGGTTTGCTGGGTCGCATAATAATCTTAATACGACCAGTTATAACACTTGGACTGCTGATGCCGCCATCAACTGGAAAGCACTCGCGTTTACTGCTTCATACACTGCAACGAGCGGTGATATCGGTGATAGTTGGGGTGCTGTTTTGAATGCTGCATACACAATGGATAAGTGGGAACCATTTGTCCANTATGAGCGTGGTTCACTTGATGGTAGCACTGAAGACCTCAGTGTCGCTACCTTCGGTGTGAACTACTACTTCAATAAGAATATCAAGTGGACAACCGATCTTGGTTATGCACTTAATTCTATTGATGCTGGTTGGAGGTTAGGTGATACTGGTTGGAATACAACCACTGAGGACGGAGAGTATCTCCTTCGCACCCAACTTCAAATTCAATTCTGATAAGACGGGACTTGTCCCGACACTTCAGCAACCTTACGGATTCGAATCCGTAAGGTTGTTTTTTTATACATAATATTAAGATATCTTATACTTTAAGGAGTATTCCAATGGACATGAACGCTTTTAGAAATTACCTCTCTGACCGGGCCCGTACTGAGGGAGAAGAAAATAAACCATCTCATAATGTTTTCGGCAAGGTTCTTGGCGACATTAATCAGGCCAAGATCCACCGCGATGTTGCCGAGAAGAATGATTTAATCACGGGTAGAGACATTCTAGAATCTTTCGCTGTCGTTGATATTTTTAGCGAGTCTGTTGCAGAAAATATCGAAGACGACGAAGACTTGGTTGAGGTCATTCAAGAGTGCCTCGATTTATTAGATGAAAATGACGAGGACGATAGGCTTGTGGTCGAGTCATTTGCTATTGTTGATAATTTTTACACATCGGTTATGGAATCTAGTAATTTAGTCGAAGGAAGTGATGACTTAGACGTTCTGGTAGAAGAGGCTTTAGAGCAAATCGATGAAGATGAGGTTTATGGTACAAAGTTACCAACACCGAGCCAAGGTCTAAGTGACGAAGAGAAAAGAAAAGTCCAAAAGGGCGACACAAGTAAAATGCCAAAGNCTGGTGTGCAGGATAAACTTCCCCCCGGCGAGAAACAGAGTGCTATTGATGCCGTAAAAGNAGTTCTTGGTAGCAAGAAGGGTTCAGCCGCTGGTTCATCCTACTAATTGAAATTCAAAACCCCGTTTCCACGACGACACTAAACCCNAATTAATTTTGGGGTTTTTTGTTGCACACAAATGGATTTTTTCCATACATAGTAATGTATGAATAATTTACTGAAAACCATGACCGTTTTCATTATGATGCTCCTTGGATGCGAAAGCACCAGTGCTTTAAAACCCTCCGAGCAGCATCACGAATCCCCCAAAATAGTTGAGCCGGTATTACCACCTGTTTCTGGGGGATTCAACACAATTCCAAAAGATGGGTTTGATCCATTTCCAGAAGTTTGTGCGATTAGAGATATATTTGGTGGATTGCGTTGTACAGGAACACTAATAGCCCCAAACATAGTTCTTACCGCAGGTCATTGTCTTTGTGACAAACTTGACATTTTCTGGGTAGACTTTAGCGGTGATTTATATTTTGTAAAAAAGGTGATACGGCACCCAGAATGCAGTATAGGCTTCATTTCTGTGGAGTATGATGCTGCTATTATAGTACTAAATCGTAATGTAGAGGATATCCTACCGGTTTCTATAAATAGTGACTCCCTAATGGCTTACAGAGGATCACAGATCGTTGTGGCGGGACATGGTAGCGACATAAAGAAGTACAGCCCACCGGGATTGTTCTGGTACTATGGTACTTTGGAGAGTGATCCCACCAATATGAAAATTTTAACTTTACGAGGAACATCCATATTCTATGGAGATTCGGGTGGTCCTGTGTATATGCTTATAGAAGATAGACTTGTAGTAGTTGGAATAATTTCTTCCTTTTCCGCAGATATGGGAAGGATTTATCAGAACTCAGCATGTCGTGTAGACGTAATCTATGATTGGATTGAAGGAGTTATAGAAAATGAAAGACTGGATTCAGAATAAATTAGATCTCTTATCCACACCACTTGGGGCAGGAATTGGTTTGGGAAGTTTACTACTTGGAGTTATGATNGGTAAACTTTTATTGATGTTTTCAAGNAGCATAAATAATATGTAACACCAGGAGTTTATATTATGTTGAGTATTGCTGGTATTGATTATAGTCTAACTAGTCCCGCCGTCTGTGTATTCATGGGCGGTGGTGTTTTTAGATATGAAGACTGTCATTTCTTCTACTTGACAGATATAAAGAAGTATGCAAAAACCTTCTCGAATAATATTCACGGCAAGATGTTTGCTGAGTATAATGCAGAATCTGAGAGGTATTGCACCATCGCAGATTGGGCTGTTGAGAAGGTTGTTGGTTGTGGGCAGATAGGCTTAGAAGACTATGCATATAGCAGAGGAAATGTTGGTAGAGTATTTCATATTGCTGAGAATACTGGTATTCTGAAATATAAGATATGGAAGACGGGAACACCTATTGATGTTTTCAGCCCCACGCTCATAAAAAAGTATGCCACCGGAAAAGGAAATGCAAAAAAGGATGCGATGTATGAATCCTTTAAAGAAGACACAGGTGTAGATTTAATGTGTNCTATGGGAATGGATAATGTAAGAAGTCCGTTAAATGATGTTGTAGACGCATACTTTATATGTAAGTATATGCACAGTCAGATTGTTGTGGACACTACAAGTTAATGGATGTCATCCCCAGACCATTTCTTAAACTGTTTGCGAATATTAGAAACTTCTTTTTGTGTAGAACGAGACTGAATCATGTTTGAGGTTTTCTTAAATTCGCTGTGGTCGATTACTTCACCACCATTTTTTGCAGTTTCCACACTATATACAACTTCTTCTAATGCTTTTTTGTCTTTCCTGAATTGGTATATGACAATACCGATACCAGTAAGAACACCAAGTCCTGCAAATATACCACCGAATATACCAACATGTTCCATGTATAGTGTGGCGTAGGTTCCAAGTCCACCAGTGACAGCACCCATTAGGAACAACAAGGCACCCAATTTGGGGTTTACAAATATCGCTATTGCGATACCACCAATACACAATAGTAAACCCGCACCTGCGGTTACACTTGCAATCCAGTATAAACTTTGGACTGCTTCCTTGCGTTCTGCATCTCTGAATTGTGAGTTTTCTACTTCCAGCACTTCTACTTCATCTGCCGCAACATCTATTTG